GAAAACCTTGGTAGGTTCTGATGATGATTTCTCAACACTCGCTCCTGGTTTCGTAATTGATGAAACTGTGTTAATTGCTTATGATGTATTAACAGAAGAGCTTTCTGATGAAATTCCTGTTGATGGAGATGGTAAAATTCACCCAGCAATTATAAAATCTTGGCAGGGTGCCATTGATACTAGAATAGCAACAGAGATGGTTACTACAGGTAAATTATCTGGTTTCTCATCTTACATAGACGAAAATCAAAGTGTTTTACAAACAGATAAAATAGTGATCAGTTTAAGTCCACAGCCAGTGGGCTATGCAGATACTATTGAAGTAAATATAGGTTTCACTACAAATTTAGATGACTAATGAGCAAGCAATATAGTTGGAGCGATTATTCAGTCGCTTATGGAGGTACAGTAAGAGAGGGAGTTACAGGCTTTGAAAACACCTCAAAACAAGAAAAAGACTTCTTATATGGTAGAGGCAATAAGCCACACCAAGTATTAAGAGGAAACAAATCTTTTGAAGGGCGTTTAAAAATTTGGCAATCAGAATTAGAACGAATGATTGCAGATGCACCCAACAACGATGTGCTAAAGTTAAAGTTCAATTTAACAGAAGCATTTGTGCCAGAAGATGGAGGGCAAACTGTAATTAACACCTATGTAGATATGGAAATTACAGAAGTACCAAGAGCCTTTAACCAAGGAGATAAAAATATGATTATTGAATTGCCAGTGATCTATTTAGATGTAAAAGTGCAACAATAAGTAACCACAAACACCACAAATAAAAATGAAAAGTAGATTATTAATTATAATGCTATTAGTAACAAGCCTAGCATTTACAAACACCACAAAAACTTTAAAGATGGAACAAAAAGTAGATCAAACACAAATTGAACAATGGAAAGCCGATTTTGGAGGCGTGTATCAATTTCCTGTAGGAGACAAAACAGCCTTTTTAAGAGAGCCAAAAATGTTAGACTTTAAAAGAGCATTTAAAGCAATGTTAAATGGTGGTGATATTGCCTATAACGAAACTATGCTAAAAGCATTGTGGCTAGAAGGTGATAAAGAAATATTAGAACAAGATGAATATTTTGTCCCTGCTCGAAAACAGCTAAAAGAATTATTGAATTTTGAGGATGCAGAAATTACCAAATTACCACAAGGCAAAACCAAAATAACCATTGCAGGCAATAGCTGTACAGTCCGTTTTATAACTAGAGATGATTTAGAACGTGCAGAAAGGGCAAACCCAAGCAATAAAACCTTTGTAACTCAAGAAAAGTTATTTGAACGCATTTGCGAGAAAAAGGATGAAGCATTTAAAGATAAAAACGATGCCAGTATTCGGTTTCCACTATATCAAGCCATTGAGGAATTACAGAATACCAAAGTAGCAAAGCTAAAAAAGCTTTAGAGGGTGCCATTATAGATACTAATGACGCATCCGCTTTTGAGTACATAGAAAATTTCAACATAAGGCTTTACGACGCTTATTTACAATACTATATGCACGTTCGTAAACCCTACAAATTATCAGATGAAGATTGGGCTACACAAATACTCAATCTTCATTTTATCAGAAAACAAGAAGAGAAATCCTCAAAACAAACTTAGATGAACGCTTACGAGTACATCATAAAACTAAAAGATTACGCCAGTTCTGGTCTGCGACAAATTGCAGCTAGTGCTGGCGTAACTGATACTAAATTAACTGGCGTTCAAAAACGCTCTAGTTTAGTAAGCCGTGTTTTTGGAGGTTCTTTATTAAGTGCGGTTTCAAGCTTGGCATTGGGTTTTGGTTTGCTAACTACAGCTTCATCACTATTTTTTAAGGGAGTTGAATATGGGCAAACTAAAGTAAAATTTGAGGTTTTGCTGGGCAGTGTCGAAAAAGGCACTGCAATGCTGAAGGAACTCAATGAATATGCAAACGTTACTCCATTTTCTAATGGAGGTATCATAAAAGCATCAGAAACAATGCTAGGTTTTGGTATTGCCCAAGAAAAGATAATGGGCAATATGAAAATGTTGGGAGATGTTGCTATGGGTAATGAAACTAAGTTGGGCAGCCTTTCTTTGGTGTATTCTCAAATAATGGCAACTGGTAGATTAATGGGGCAAGATCTATTGCAATTAATTAACCAGGGTTTTAATCCGCTACAAATTATATCAGAAAATACAGGCATTTCTATGGGCGAATTAAAAAAGCAAATGGAAAAAGGCGCAATTTCTGCAGGTATGGTAGAAGAGGCATTTAAACTGGCCACTTCAGAAGGAGGACGCTATTATGAAATGACCGAAAAAATGGCAGAAACTGCAGGTGGTAGATGGAGTACTTTTATGGGAACTCTCGCTCACACAGTTTCAATAGTTGGCGAAAAGTTTGCAAATTGGATTTCTCCATTGTTTGTAATAGGAACAGCTGTAGTAGAAAATATTATACCATTTGCTAAAGGTGTTAGAGATATTATGACAGCAGTAAGTCAGTCAACACCATTACTCATTACTCTGGGAACTGTAGTTACAGCTTTAGGCGTTAATTATTTAATTGCCAATGCTGGTATGATTGCTTTTACCATTCAATTTTATGCCTATAGTGCAGCAACTTGGTTGGCAACTGCAGCAACTGGAGCATTAACAGCAGCACAAACAGCGTTAAACTTTGTAATGTCTCTAAATCCTATTTCATTAGTCATTTTGGGTATTGGAGCTTTAGTGGCAATTATAGCTGTGCTTTGGAATAAGGTAGACTGGTTACGAGGTGGTATTATGGGCATTTGGGAAGTAATGAAAGGTTTTGGAACTGCCATAAAAGATTATGTTATTACTAGATTTCAAGAACTAATTTCTGGTATTTCTGGAGCAGCAAAAGCAATCTGGGCTTTTATGAAAGGCGATTTTAAAGATGCCTTTGAATATGGTAAAAAAGCTGCAGGAGATTTATTTGGTGCTAACTCTAAACACAAATTATTAAAGGATGGTTTAGAAGCTGCAAAGTCATTCAATCAAGGCTATAACAATGCTTTAAAAGTTGACACTCCAAAAAGAGAAGCTGAAAAAGCTGGAGTTACCACAACTACTCCAGAAAATTATATGGTTAAAAAACCATCTTCAGTATTTGCAGATTTATTAAAAAATCAAACTGAAGAAAAAAAGAAAAAGGCAAAAAGCTTAAAACCAGACAGCATCGTTTCTGGCGGATCTAAACAAACCAACATCACAGTAACTATTCAAAAGTTACAAGATGATACTAAGATTTATGTAAGTAGTGCAGAAAAAGGGATCAATGAAATGGGCGACAAGATCCAGGAGATGATATTAAGAGCTGTAAATAGTGTTAACCAAATGCAAACCAACTAATGGCAGAATTCAGTTTTAGAGAATTAGTGGCAAGAGCGCATTTTGATTATGTAGGACCTGCATTTCCAGAATGGTTTAAAAACAACAAAACCATTTCTGTATTGCCTAGCCTAAAAAATATATTTGGTAGCCAGTTATTAGGCAAAAAGTATTTTTTAACGCTCTCAGTAAAAAGTGATACAGAAACGTTTCACTTTCCTAATGAGCCATTGGTTTCTTTAAGCTTAAGAAAAACCATTGTAGAAACTGCTACAGTTGGCGAATATAGAAAGGGAACAGTTAAAGAGTACATCAATACAGAAGATTATAACATTACCATTAGAGGGGTTTGTATCAACCAAGATGATGATGAGGCGTATCCTTTTGATGATGTTGATAATCTAAATAAAATGTTTGCAATCAATGAAGCTTTAGAAGTGGTTAAAAATCCGTTTTTCGAGTTGTTTGGCATCAGAAAAATAGTATTAAAAGATATTTCTTTTGATGAAATGATGGGGCAACCCAACCTGCAGAAATATACAATTACTGCAGTAAGTGATCAAGATTTTTATGCGGACTTAAATGAAAGAAGTAACTTTTTAAATAGTAATTAATGTTTGTTTTAGAAAGTAAGGTAGTTATTGGAGATTATGAATTTAAAAGTATTCATAATATAGAGTTTACCAAGTCTGTAGACGATTTGGTAGATACAGCCATTATTCAACTACCTACTAAATTCAAAATAAAACAAAACAACGTTCTTAAATTTACGGAAGAGGCTATAAAAGTAGGAGATAAAATGTCTATTACTGTTGGTTATAAAAACCAATATTCTGCAACTGAATTTGTTGGGTATGTGCGTAAAATTATGCCAACCATACCTGTAGAAATTCATTGTGAAGATGCAATGTATGTATTAAGAAGAAAAACGATAAACAAGGCTTGGAATGAACCCACCACTTTAAAAGAAGTGTTAACGGAAGTTATTAAAGACACAGACATTCTACTGGCAAATAACATCCCAGATATTCCCTTAGATAAATTTATTATTAAAAACGCCAATGGCACTCAGGTGCTCCAGAACCTAAAAAAGAATTTAAGGTTAACAGCCTTTATCAATGATGATAATGAGTTGTATTGTGGCCTACAACAATTTACAAATATAGGTGATGAAGTTGGTTATGATCTCAATTATAATTTAGTTGAAAATAATTTGGAGTTCAAGTTTAAAGACGAACGCCAAATACGAGTAAGATACATCTATACAGATGAAGAGGGAAACCAAAAAGAAGCACAATTTGGAGACACCACAGGAGAGCTAAGAACCTACAGAACCGCAATTGTTTCAGATTTAGAAACTTTAGAACAAATGGCACAAACAGAAATCAATCGATTAAAGTTTGATGGTTTTGAAGGATCTGTAAAAACGTTTTTAATCCCGTTTGCAACCCGAGGAATGAGAGCAAATATAATAGACCAGGATCATACCAATAGAGAGGGCGCTTATTTTATCAATAAAGTAAAAACCACTTTCGGAACTGGTGGAGCAAGAAGAGAGGTAACCATTGGTACAAAGTTATGAGTAAGGATAAAGAATTACAAGATGCGTTTGCAAAGTTGTTTGAGAGAGATGCAGTTACTTTTTCTGCAACTGTTTTATCAGTTGATAAAGAAAAAGGCACTTGTTTAGTTTCTGCAGATGAATTAGAATATAAAGTAAGATTAGCGTCTGTAATTAATGACAGCAAAGAAAAGTTCTTTTTATACCCAAAGCTAAAAAGCATTGTTTTAGTAGCACCCATTGAAGAGGATATACATCAGCTTCACATAATTAAATATAGTGATATAGAACAATTAAGCC